CGGCGCACACGGCTGGTCGCGCCATCAAAGATCGCCTTGGGAACCTCACGCGCTTCGTTAATGTAAGCGCCAGTCAGCTCAAGGCTCAACAGCTTCTTCACATCTTCGGGCCGGTCAAGCGCCAAAAAAATTACCTCAAGATCAAGCCGTCCACGCTTGATATGGTGAGTGTACGGGGGCGACCACATGAACCGGCCCCAAATATTCTCAGGGAACCAATCCATCCAAGTCTTGATCGTCGTGGTCTTTAGCTCAGGGCCGGTGTTCCTGATGATTGCCCACCGGGATCGCCTGATGCCCTTGGCGTCAGGTTCCTGGGCAAGCGCCCGCCGCATAATCTCTACGCAGCAGCAAGCAGTCTTGCCCGAACCAATAGGACCACGAACAATGCGAACAAAGTTATCGTCCTTCATAAACGCCCGGAGCGTGGGACCGCTCGGCTTATAGTCTAGGTCTGTCACTTAGTCTTTGCCCGCCGCGCCTTGCCGATTTCACGGCTTAACTCTTTAGAGTAGGCTGTCGCCCGCGCAGCGGTATCGGCGTTGGGCGGGCCTTTGAAAAGCTTGAAATCGTTCTGCTTAAATGCCTCGCCCATAGGATCGACAGGGCTGTAAAGCTGCCCGTGTTCGTTCATCCTAATCGTTGGGTATACAATCTCACCCCCAAAAGCATGACTGTAGCTGCTGGCAGACCGGACCGTAGAGCCGCCTGAAGTCTCTGGCGTCTTAGGGTTCATGGCCCTCTTGGCCCAGGCCGGGGGCTTCTTGTTCGGCATTAGTCTTTGTCTGAACGGTTGTCGCCGGTCGGGTAAGAGTAAGTGGCCGTTGATCCGCCCTTGCCACCAAACAGCTTCTTATCAACAGCGCGATGCGCCCGATCAAAGAACGCATTCGATTGCGTAGCTGGCGTAGCCATAGTGCCACCAATGCCTGATGATAGCTGTGGCTTGGCAACGTCCTTAGCAACCCCGGCGAATGTCTCTGGCCGTGCCTGAATCTGCTGCGGGGCAGGCTGTGCAACAGGTGCCCTGGCAACAATCGTCAATGGCGCAGCCGAAGGGTTGGCCGTGGCAGGAGCGCCCGACATACGGGCAGATGCGGGTGCCGGAGAATTGGCCTCACGCGCTGGCGTCAGATTAGTCTGCACACGTTGGAAAGCCGTCTGTGACTTCGGCCCTTCAATGTGGGGCTCACCACCTGGGCGCGGAACCGTAAGCACCGCACTCGTCGCCGGTCCCTTTGATAGCTTGGGAGTGTTCGCATGGTCCAAGCCGCCAACATAAGGAACACCACGCTCGGCCTGCTTCAGCGTCGGCGCTGACGCTTTCTTCGCACGGCTCGCCGCAGCGTCTTCCTGCCCCCGAATAATAGAACTGCCCGGAGCCAAGAGCGCATCCGTGACAACCTTAACAATCGCGCCACCAATCGGATTCACACCAATCGGATTCTTATTCGGAACCCGCTTAATGCTAGCCGGAGCCTTCTTCTTGTCAGCCATAACATTCCCGTCCCTATGTAATCTGCCGGAACCCTAAGACCCCTGCTCTCCAATGGCAAGCTTGATAACTCGACGGACTTCTCAGCAAGAACTCTGTTCTTAGCTAAAGCTCAAAAGCTCAGTTAACTGCGGGCCTTGTTCTTACCCGCGTCCTTTGGGAAAAATACTGTGAGGCAGGGGATGCTCTCTCAGTGGACCCTCTAATCTTTCCCCCCACCCCCTTGTTCTCACTCCTCAGTGAGCGCACAACCAAAACCCAGAAACAGCAACCACTAATCACCCAGGTCAATACTTATAGAGATACCTGTTACACTCGCTTCGTTACTTACACCGTAACCACCGCGATCCAACAGGTCTTTACTTGCCTCCATCTGTACTCGCTCGCTTCTTGCACCGGTAGCAAGCGATAGCATCTTCTCTGCCGCTCTCACCCCACTCACAGCCAGCTTACGCTTGGTCGCCTGATGCATAGCGTCTAAGACCCGCTGATCGTTCAGAAGTCTGTACGCTTGTGTTCTGCTACTGCCCTCTGCGTAGCCCACTGCTACAGCCGCCTCTGCCCCGCTACATCCCGTTGAGACAATGTGTTCGATGAAGCGCAATGCCCTATCGGTCAGCGGCCTATCGGTTACGTCTACCGCTTTGGCTTTCGCGTGGTCCGCTATGTGTGTGGGTGTGATGTCTTTCATCTGCCTCTCTTACCGATACCTGTACGAAGAAGCAACAATAACCGAGAGAAGCACAAACAAGTGAAGCAACTCACTGGCGAGGGGGGTACATAGGGGGGTGTTTCGTTTTCCTGTCAAGAGGTAAAGCGGGCATAAGTCTCGAAGCCCTTGATACCGCAGGCAATGTTTCTCATACCGACCGGTATATCAGAGGCTCTTTTAGCCCTGTTTCAATTAGATAGGGGCCTAGGTTATTCGCAGGTTTATGTCGCTACGCTCCCAAGACACAACACAAACACAGACATACACATAGGAATAGGGCCAAGTCGCCCGGCCCGTTGCGCTTCGCGTTCGGGGCGAAGGCCGGGCTTTGGTTGGCCCCCATTGGAGATCAGACCACACCGAGAAAGCAAGAAACACAAGGAACCAGCATTCCGCCAGCCCATCGCCTTCGGCGCTGGCCAGACGGAGCGACACACGCTCGCGGAAGCTCGCAACGCTGGTCGCAGTCGAGGCACGGCCCGCGTTCGCTGTTCGCTCCTTGCTACCGACACTCCACATCACATCGAAACGCCCAACCGTAGCGCCACGCCAGTACCGTGTCAGAGGCCTCGTTTGGGCGCTACTCGTACCATATTCTGCTCCCGTCGAACAGGACACGGCCTTTGCCGTAGAGCTATCGTGATGGGGTGATTACGGGAACCAGCTACCTTTAGATCATAGCTACGCAACCTAGTACTGAGCAAAGACCTACCAGCAAGCTGGTCGCTCCGCGATCCTGTTGCAACGCTCGCATAATATCGCACGTAGGGCTTGTCGATGAGATGGTGGAGATTCCCCCGCCATACGACATAAGGAGAAAGAACATGACCCGACACATGGGCCCTTACGCAAGCAACGTCTACCTAGCCTACATCGCCCTGCTCGAAGCAGCGGTGCGACACAAGGGCGGCACACTCGACGACCTGTACGACCTGCAAGACCGGGCCTTTGCCGACGCCGAGAACCACATGGAAGGGGAGGACTGAACAATGAAGCAAACACGCCGCCAACAATGGGAACAAGTCCGCAGCCTAATGCTGACCCGCCCGGACTACTGCGCCGCCATTCTCGCCAGCTTAGGCCACGACGAGAACGAGCCAAGACACGCCGCCAGTCCGACCGCCAAGTTCTGCGAAGCCCTGGACCTGTACGGCCTGGACGACGAAAGCGCAGCGCCCGCCGACTGGCGCGCAGCCTTCGCAAGAGCAGGCTTGAACGCGCAAGGCGGCATTCCGAGCGCCTTGATTCCTTACGAACACTTGCAGCAGGAGGCTAACCGCCATGAAGTGGACTGATCACGGCGCGACCCAAGCGGGAACGTTTCTAGGGCTCAGGCTATGCCGACTGGAACGCCAAGCCCAAACCGCCCAAGACGGCGGCGTTGAATTCCGGTGGGCAGCATTAACCCGCCGCTGGCCCTGGCAATCCTGGCGCGACGTAGGCACCTGCCGCGAGGATTGGCAAGCCGCGCAGATCGCAGAACATTGCAGGAGGAACAACCACACAAAATAGACTAGCCCGCGCCACCGCGCCCCCGCTTCGCTGTGAGGGGCGCGGATGGAGCGACCCTTGATTGATTGAACCCAAGAAGAAAGAGAAAATTATGACCGCAGACACAAAATCCAACGCCACCGACTACGTTAACAGCCTCCTGGCCGTGGTTGACACGCTTGGCGCGACTGGCGCAGACGACTGGCAACAGGCACGATTGGCCGAGCAGCTCGGCTATCAACTAGCCTTTCAGGCTGACCTCAACGAGTCACAAATGCCCCGCGTAAAAGCAGCCGCCGCCATAGTGCAAGCCGCACAAGCAGCGCCACCAACGTCAGCCAGCGGCCAAAAGCAGCTTGACATCAGCTACCAAACCCTCGGCCAAGAGGCACACCGGGACGACGTGCTAAGGAAGGCATGGAAGCTGTTCAGAGTTCAGGCGGGCAAGCGTTACCCCGGCGCAGATATCCAGGCCAAGCGGGCCGAGGCAGTGCAGCCGACAACGCGCAGCCGCGAAGATATGGCCGCGCTGGCTGCGCGATACGCCAGCAAATAGCGGCCATAGGCGGCGGGCACTGGGGACAGAACCCCGGCACCCCGCCGCCGATCCGCTTCGCGGATAAGAGTGACGCGCAAGAGGCGCGAAGTTTTATAAGGGAAAGAAGCTCGCAAGCTCGCATTAAGGACGCGCAAGAGGCGCGAAGTTTTATGAGCGAGAGACAACCAGAAGCACAAGACGGTGCCGCTGTCCTGCTGGCCGGGTAAAGAAGCCCACATTTGTACGGTGCTAGCTTTTGCGGTGCTATCCCGCCACCAATTCTGCTCGTCCGACAAACTGCCCGTCAAATCCTTGGACCATGACTTCACACCGAACGACTTGGAGAGACTGACATGTTACTTCTTAATACATGCGACACGGTATCCATGGAGCTATGGCGTCAAGCCTATGTCGCAGCGATGGCGGCGACCATCGCTTCAACAGCCGAGATAGAGTTCCTCCCTATAGAGTTCGAGGAAATTGTGATCACTGCGGCCGGTCACGCTGACGGCGCAGTGCGTAGGTACAACGCACAGCTATATCCCGACAGGGTAGATGCGAGCTGATCGGGAGCATGTGAGGTGGTGCCGGGTTAGGGCATACCGTGTGCGCAGACGCACCAAACTACTGCACCGCCAGATCATGGCGGTCAAAGAGCATGAGGATGTGCTCCCCTACTTCTGTCCATTAGACTGCGACGAGATCAGATGGAGTTGGCACACTCCCGACTGCCCTGAGTGCGGGCATCCCATGCTCTGCTACACGGACGTTCACCAAAAGAAGGAACAAACATGACAAACTACCAACGGCCACCAAAGTGGCATTACGAGGAAGTAACAACCCGACACAAAACAATTACCCGCACACTAGACGCACACGAGCTTGCCCAATGCGTTCGCTTATGCCTTGGCGCGACAGGCAAAGTTGCGTTCATCGTAGAGAGCGGCCAAGTAACCAAGGCCGTACTTACGCAGTGCATCGTTGTCGCAGAAGACAACACATGACGACACTGAAAAAGATCACCGGCGACGGGCTAAAGATCACAGCCCTTGGGGTCAGAGGCAAAGACATTGACGCCCCCATGCTGCGCAACCCTCAGCAATGCGGCCTCACCCTGCACGCCCAGGCGACACAGCTTGGCAGAAGCAACCCGAACATCATCCGCATCTACTCTCGCAAGGGAGAAATGCTGTACGAATCAGAGCGAGAAACATACCAGCCCACTGTCACCGCCTCGGCTGCGCCTGACGAGGCGGCGGCAGTGAGCGTTGCAGATCAACGAAAGGACTTGAAATGGGAGAGGGCCAAACTTCACCAGACAATCTTGGCAGCGCAGACACGCATAGGGGCTATCAATCGGGCCTTATGGGCGCTCAAATAGACGGGCTCCAGGCCCTGCATCCATGTGATGCGGAGGCTGTCGCATACATCATCAGCAAGCTGGCCCGTGGTGACATGGGAACGGCAGAGCTAGACCATGTGCTTGACCTTCTCGCCCGCGCTGGTATGGGTGGGGGTAATCACCCCTAACCAAAGGCGCCAACACATGCCGAGCTTCCTGAACAAACGAGGGAACCCACCTGCAGGACGGACGAAGTATAAGGCACGGGGCATCCATGCTCACGGCCTATACTTCGCGTCCAAGGCAGAGCATTCCCGATTCATGCAGCTAACGCTGCTGCTGAACGAGGGCCGCATCACACACTTAGAGTTCCAACCCCGTTACGCATTCGCGCATAACGGAGTGCAGCTAGGCTTCTATGATGCTGACTTCAGATACCTCACTGCCGATGGACGGCTTGTCGTTGAGGATGTGAAGGGCATGGTGCTGCCTGTCTACAAGATGAAGCGAAAGATGCTGGCCGCTTGGTATCCCGATGTTTGGCAGGCGTTCCAGGAAATCCCATCCAAGGACGTAGATAAAAAATGGATGATGAAGATCCCCGAACAGGGGGAATGCCGTCCAAAGAAACCCTAACGAAAGGAAAGAGCATGACGCTATCGCAACAGCTTGCCGATCAAGGAATGCAAGCGGTGCTGTGGAGCAACGAACCCTTTGGGGATCAAGTCCACCACACCATACGGCAGATGATTGCCGCCACCCCACGTGAGTTGGTTGACACCGACGACATACGCCGTGCCCATCGTGTCTTCGGCATGGCAGAGCCAGCCCACCCTAACGCATGGGGCGCCGCCGTGAATGCAGCCATCAGGCGTGGCCTCTTGGTCCCGACTGGTGGATACCGCAAGACCAAGCGCAAGGCCGGTCACGCCCGCGCTCTGGCTGTCTATCGGTTGGCACGGCCATGACTGAGATCAAGCCGGAATGGGTTGACGCGCTAACTACGGAGTTCGAGGCCCAAGCCAGAGGAGGTGGGTATTACTATGATGATGGCGATGGGACGGCTACCTATGATGGGAGCCTAAGCCCGATAGAACTGATCGCAGCCGTCGCCCCGCTGATCCGCGCCGATGCGCTGCGGGAGGCGGCACTACTCATGGACTGCAATTGCAACGAGCTATGCCGGTTTGACGGCCCGCATAACCCATGCTGGAAAGCACAAGCGAACCGCATCCTCGCCCTAATCGACGCGCCGCCCACGCAGGGAGACGCCGAATGACTGACATTAGATCACTCAGGCTATCACTTGAGAACAAACTAAATGAGCGACATGCCGTTATCGAAGCCAACATCAATCTGCATCGAGAGGTAAACCGTGTCCGCGATGAGTTAAACGCCATTAACCGGGTCATGCAACACGCCATGCCCGTCATGGCGCTTGATGACTGCGCTGACCACATCGTCAAAGAAATTCTTAAACATGGCAGGAAGGCATCTAGGCTTGCCGCCCAGCAGTGCCATGAAAACGGGGATTATATAATAGGCATCGACGTGCCTTCACTCCACATCCGGCACCGCATTCTACGGAAAGATGTTGACCGCAGTTACGGTGAGTCAGCATACGAGCCGGGTCACATAAGAAGAATTGCGGTTAACACGGGAGACGCCGAATGACTGACGCGCTTAGGGAATGCCCGTTCTGTGGGGGTGAGGCGGAAGTGGAACAAGAAGGGACGCACCGTCGATCCCATATCATAGCCTGCACAGATTGCGGCGCACGGCTAGAAACGGGCGAGTCTGGTTTTACGCGAGGCCATCAATGGAACACCCGCACCACGCCGTTGCCCGATCCGCCGAAGGACGCCGCCCCATGATCTACCCCGACAGAGACACCATCTTATTTGTCGGACTCTTTATCCTGGCGATGGAGTGCTTCGAGCGAATGCCGGGTAAGGTCGCCCTTCAAGCCATGAAGCACACGATCATCAGCTTGGTCTTGACCGCCATGATCTACACACTCCTCTTAAACATTATCCTTCCATGACAGTTAAGCTCACGCCCACCCTGTTGCCTGCCATCTTCTCTATGTGGAATGATGGTTGGATGAGTCAGACTGCCATTGGAATGGAACTGAACATCAGCACAGCCCAAGTCCATCGCGTCCTCAACGGGACAGCTTGGAAGAAAAAAGCCGATGCACTAGGCTTGAAGAAGATTCGCGTCACCCGTGATCGACCACGGACTGACGACACCTAACTAGAGCGGGCCTTTCAACAGCCGACGCCCGGCTGAAAGCTATCCTGCTGGCCATAGCCAGTTAAGCCGACCCGCTCGCCCTCGTCTCCCTGGGGTCAGTTGATGGTAAGGACGCAGGCGCACCCCACACACACCAACTAAAGGAACCGATATGCCCTTTGATATGGCACTCGCTGAGGAAAAGTACGGGTTCATTCCGATGAACCACGTCAAACCACAACCCTTCAACATCGACGTAGCCCTCGTCTATGACGATGAAGGCGTGGAAATCCCTGGCTACAAACGGATCGAACGCACCGACACCGGCGACACGCTGGCTGTGCATGAAGACACCTACACGGTGATCCCATACGGCCATACGAACACGTTGCTGCTCGACACCATCAGCGACAGCGACCTCGACATGACTGACATGATGATTCACGAAGACACCTCGGCTAATGGTGCCCGGTACTGGCGGGAGTATGTGTTCCCCAAGCACATCTGCCCAATGCCGGACGGGAGCGACCAAGTGCTTCGCATCGTCACGCAGAACAGCTTGGACAAGAGCGCATCGTTCAACGTGCGGGCCGGGGCTTATCGCTTTGTCTGTGCCAATGGCGCGCTGATCGGCGTGGAGGCTGCGAACTTCCGTGTAAAGCACACGAAGAACGCAGACATGCGGGTGCAGAGTGGCGTCGAAGCGCTGGTAGATATCGCCAGCACCTTCGATGCAGCCATGACACGGCAGAGCAAATGGGTTGATGTTGACCTTGCACCGGCCGATTTTGCTGAAGCTGTTGCCAAGGCACTGCCCCAATGCAGCGAGAACTTGGCGAACCAGATGCTTGCAGCTTACATCACCGAGCCATCGAACCTCTGGTCTGCTTACAATGTGCTGACCTCTTGGGCGTCGAAGCCAATTCGCGGCGACCGTAAGACAGTGCATGACCGACAGCTTCGGGTTGCCCGCACCGTTGAGCATAAGGCCTGGCGTGAATTGGAGTCCGCATAATGGCGCAGATCAAAAATTGCTTCACCGGCGAAGTTATTGCCGAGGGTGGCGCCGTTCGTCAGGCTTTGCAAAAAGCTATCGAACGGGGCGCGGACCTCCGTGACGCGGACCTCCGTTACGCGTACCTCCGTGGCGCGTACCTCCGTGACGCGAAACTCCGTGGCGCGGACCTCCGTGACGCGTACCTCCGTGACGCGAACCTCCGTGGCGCGAAACTCCGTGGCGCGGACCTCGGTGGGGCCACCCTTTGCGGGGCCAGCCTCAACGGGGCCAAGGGCGTTGTAACGTCCGGCACCAGTCCGCGTGGCCACTCGCATTGGGCGTGGATCAAGTCCGGCGCAATCGTTTATCGCGCCGGATGCAAGGAATTTTATTCCCCTGACGATTACCGAGCCTATTACTCCGCTGCGGGTTACGCCGAATCACATGGGGCGCTTTCTGCGGCTGTGTCTCTCGCGCTCTGTGAAATGAACATCGACCTCGCGGGCAAACTTCTCGATCAGCAGGAGGCCGCATAATGAGCGAGGCAAAGCATACGCCTGGACCGTGGGAATGGGTTGCGCATGGGGAGTACGGATATTCAGCGCTGACAAACAGCGTCAATTCTGAAGTGCTTGCGACGGGCGGGTTCAACGACGGGGACTACCCTGTGACTTGGATGGGCGAAGAAATGTCAGACGCAGACGCCCGCCTAATCGCCGCCGCGCCGGAGTTGCTTGAGGCGTTGGTAGAACTCTCTGTCATTGTTGAATCTCTATTGGAAGTGGTCCCCCGCATAACGGACATTGACAGTTTCACCACACAGCCAGCCCGCGCCGCCATCGCCAAAGCCACAGGGAAAACATAACCAGCACTCGTCACCCGCCCCGCTTCGCTTGAGGGGCGGGCGGCGACCGCCACACACACACACACAGGAGAAAGAACATGGAGAAGTACATAGCGACCAAGATATCCGTGTCGATGGAAGGTGCGGGGTTTAACATCAGCGACTTCAAAGCCTGCAAAGCGCACAACGCGTTCTGCACACTAACGTTCGGAGAGAATGGCGCCGGGTCAATCCTGTTCCATGGCCTATCCGCCAGCACACTGAAGCACATGATCGCGACTGCTGACGTTGAGGTCGTGGAAGCAAAAGATTAGACACACAACTAAGGGAAGCTGACATGCGGAACGAACAACACTATGAAGAAGCAATGCTCTACGCCACTCCGTTTGGCCCAACGGCAACTGAAGTGGCCCTACAGAATGAAAACGACAGACTAAGGGGGGAAGTCCGTCGCCTTCAATATGAAGCCGGAGCAAACCCAATCTCCGTAGTCAAGCAGGATGCACAACTTGTTTCAATGCGACAGCCTGAAACGGAAACATTGGTCCGCGTTGCCCGCGCCGGGATTGAGAATGACCCGGCTGCAGATGCACAACGCGTAACTATCGGTGTCTATGAAGACACACGTTCCTTTGTCCACTCCTACTTCATCAGCCAGATGACGAAAACACAGGCACGGGACCGCTTCGCTATGGCCGCGCACTTGCACAAGGCCATGATTGATGCGTGGGCGCGCAAGGACTTGAACCTAGATGGCTAAAAAAACAGAACTGCCCCATGATTGGCAGCCCAAAAACTCACACCGAGGGATAGAACCCAATGAAGAAACCCTCATACAAGAGGCTGATCGGTTCCGAGACAGCGCCCTCGCCCACGGCAGGAAGTATGTCGATTGGGACCGAGCCTTCAACTCCTGGCTTCGCTCGCCATACCGCACACAAGCCCCCGCATACACAGCCACAAGCCGGGCTACCGAGCGGGATCAACGGAACGCTGACACCATCCGAGATGCGCTTGGTGGCGAACGCCGCCCGTACCCCACGTTCACGCCACGCGTGGACCGTTCTGAGTGACGCCGCCACCGACATAGCTGACAGGCTGATGGCCGCTATAGAGCAAGCCTACCCCCTGCCAGACATGCCTTGGCTACTCCGCTCTTGCGGGACACTGGCGACCCTACTCCGTGCCGAGCTACCTGCGGCGCCCATCCTTAAAAAGTGGGCGTCGTATTTCGTGGAGGTTCCGCGCTCGTACCTTCAGGCAGCGTTCGATGCTGTCATACGATCACACCCCTGGCCGACCTTCCCCCTTGTGGCCGAGGTGTTCCAAGCACTCGATAGTGACATAGATTACCGGCGCTACGTCACGTGGCGGGGGATCGCCATCAACACACTAAGGAAAGCACATGCTTAATCGACCGAAGGGAAGTGTCGGATCATCCGACGCTCACATCATCGCAAAGGGCGACCCCGTAAAGCTGGAACGCTGCCGTCAGCTATTCATGGAAGAGATTAAATGGCCGGAACCAACGTGGTTCATGCAGCTTGGCACATGCACTGAAGCCCTGCACCTTGACTGGCTGATGAAGAACGACCTTGCCGTGTGTGTACTACAAAGCACACAGGAAACTGCTCGCAACGACTCACGCCCGCGCAATCACGCAACCACCGACGCCATTATCTTTGACCCAGGCTCAAAGTTTGCTGACCACTCCGACTATTACGCCATCGAAACCAAGCACGTTCACACTGGCTGGAATTGGCACGGGCTTATCAGCGAATACTACGGGCAAATCCAACACATCATGGACATGACTGAAACAGATGCGTTGATCTTCTCTGCCATCTTCGGCAACGCCGAGCCTGCCTACATGCTGATTGATCGCGACAACAAGTTCATCGCCAACCTGCGCTTGAACATCGACGCCTTCCTAGCCCAGTGCGACAGCGGCAAGCCCTACCCTTTAGATGAAGGGTTGGTCACGCCGCTCCGAGCCAACCCAAAACACAAGGGGCTTCTGTTGGAAGTAGATATGTATGGGAACAATGAATGGGGCGAGGCAGCAGGCAAGCTGATCGCAACTAAAGCCGCCATTGCTGACCATGAAGCAGCAAAGGCAACGCTCAAGGAGATGAGCAAGCACACACTCAAGGCCCACGGCAGCGGCGTGACCGTCAGCACGACAAAGACGGGCACCCAACGCGTAACCATCGACAAGTAAGGGGACGCACATGAACCGGGAGAAGCTAGAATACTTAGCCAAAGCCCTTGAGGCTGGCGACAAGATCAACGGCGTCGGCTTTAACTTCAATACATACAGGGACACGAAGGAAGGCTGCGGAACAATGGGGTGTATCGCTGGCATGGCCGTGGCTATTGACTACGATCCAACCAGAAACCTCAGTTGCGAGATACGCGTAACTCAGATACCAGAACTCGCGGCTGATGTGCTAGGCTTGAACAGGCAGCAAGCAAGTCAATTGTTCGAACCCGACTGCGCCTTCAGTGACGATGCAGTCGTAGAACCTAGTGATGTAACGGGGTGGGAGGCAGCAACAGCAATCCGATCACTGCTCAATGGTAACCCTGACTACTGGAATCACATTATCCCCGAATCTAAAGGGGGCTTGGCAGACGGATGAACGACACTGACCAAGACTTCATGGAGGCGTTCAGAAAGGTTGCCGAGAACAGCCGACTGCCAAAAGAAGAAGCATGGCAGCGGGCATTTTTTGCGGCCTGCCTCGCCTTTTCACACAAGAATGAAGACAACTTCTTTAAGTGCATTGCCGCAATCTACTTCGCGGAAGGACTTGATAAGAAGATCGGAATCGCAGACCCAACCCAGGAGACAAAACATTGACCACAGCAAAGGCAGCAAAGACTTCCGAGCCAGCGTTTCCCGATCCTGATGCACGGAATAAAACCATGAACGTGATGCAGCGTATCAACGCCGTCATGTCCGATGTTGGCTATGTCCGCAAGGACGCGACGATCAGCATGGGCAAGAGCGGCAGCTACAAAGCGACGACACATGATGCAGTGCTAGCCGTCCTTCGCCCGTCAGCCGTGAAGCATGGCCTTTTCTGGTATGTTCAGCGTCAGACATTCACCACCCTGCCCGACAAAGAGACTAAGTTCGGCAGCACGATCACCCGCGTCCGGGCACACCTGACCGTCCGGCTCTGCAACATCGACAGCCATGACGACTACATTGACTGCGAGCAGTTCGCTGACGGTGAAGACCAGGGCGACAAGGCACCCGGCAAGGCAACGAGCATGGCGCTAAAGTATGTGCTTCTCAAAACCTTCGGGCTTGAGACAGGCGAGAACGAAGAAAGC